CGAAATGTATGTTGGAGTGTTTCAGGATTATTTGCGAGAAGATATGCACAATTGGTGGTTTGGTCAAAGTCTTCCAACAGGGATGAGAAATGAATATGCATGGGCAGTTCCTCATCATTTTCTAAGCATAGAACCATTGTTAAGAAATCCAGATTCAGATTTCAATTTGTTTGGAACGGGTTGGGTTATCATCGGAGCAGAAACAGGCAACCGTAAAGACAAGATAATCCCAAAACGTGAGTGGGTGCAGGATATTGTCTGTCAGTGCAAAATTTCACACATTCCAATTTTTATGAAAAGCAGTTTAAAAGATATTTGGGGCGAGCCACTTATACAAGAGTTTCCATGGTGAAAGGAGTAAACATGAACGAGATTGAAAAGGCAATAGAATTTGATATAAACAAATATGTTAGGGTCAAACTTACGACGTTTGGCATCCGTATATTAAAGCATCAACATGACGAACTAAACAAACACGTTGAGGGAAAACTCGGAATGTTTGAATTAAAACTTGATAAAGACGGATGGTACAGAGATCAGATGTGGTCTTTAATGCAGACGTTCGGGAAGTATACGGGGCTTGCAATGCCTCAACCATTTGAAACACAAATTCAGTTTTTGACGAGCGAGCAGAACGAGCCTTTGACGCTTGAAGAATTAAAGAAACTTGGTGGTGAACCAATTTGGGTTGAAAATTTACTTCATCCTGATTTTACAAATTGGCTTTTGTTTGTTGGAGAATTTCAACACGTTGGTTATAGTTGGCTGTTTGAGTTTTCTGGAAGTGACTATGAAGGCTCATTGGATGCAAAAGATTACGGAAAAACGTGGACTGCCTACCGCAACAAGCATAAATAATACAATCCGTATATTTTGGTGGAGGAATGGGGGATAAAAATTATGAAATATGGCTATGAATTAAGCTGTGATGAATTTTTAAATGAGTTTGAAAAGTGTATTACATTGCAAAATAAGCTTTACGACCGCCCATGCGACAGGAAGGATTTAAACTCAGCAAAGCGTAAAATATCGACTTTTTTTTGGCAAAGACCGTGAAGATGATTACAGAGACAAAATACAAATCCTCTGTAATTTGTCGGGCTACAGTTTTTCAAGAATTTATAAAAAAAGACACTTCCCTAAGGAATTATAGAAATGCTCGAGTGGCTATTTTAGAATTTATTTCAAACTGGATGGGGGTGAACAACTACGGCAAGAAAACGCATGATAGACCCGTCATTTTGGACGGATGAAAAATTAGGCGAATGTACTATTCAAGAAAGATACTTATTTATGGGATTAATTTCAAACTCTGATGATGAGGGATACGGTCGAGCCAATCCGAAGCTGTTGAAGTCCTTAGTATTTCCATACGACGACTTGCGATCTCCCGATTTTGATAAAATGTTAGCCCACTTAGGCGGATTAAAACTCATAGTCTTGTACACAGTTGATGAACAGGCCTATTATTATCTCCCTAATTTTCCTAAATATCAGACCATAAATAAGGTAACTTCAAGTGTATTTCCAAGACTACCGGATGACTACGGTAGTAATACGGTATGCATACCGCCTAAGAGAATAGAAGAGAAGAGAATAGAAGATAAGATAAGTATTGCGCTTTTTGACCGCTTTTGGAGTGCATACCCAAAAAAGAAAAGCAAGGGTGATGCCGAAAAGGCATTTAAGAAATTAAAAATGTCGGAGGAGCTTTTACAAGAGATTATTTCTGCGGTTGAAGCTCAAAAACAATCCTCACAATGGTTAGAGGAAAATGGAAAGTTCATACCTTATCCGGCAACATGGCTAAACGGCAAGCGGTGGCAGGATGAAGAAACAGAAAAAATTAAGTCTACCGGCTGGGGATATGAGGGGATGGATAAATTATGACATATTCGATTGAGGCTGAACAGTCGGTTTTAGGTGCCATGCTTATAGAGCCGTCAGAGAGCATCCCGCTCGTCAGTATGCTGACCGAAAGCGATTTTTATCTGCCAGAGCATCAGGCCACTTTTGCGGCAATGGTTGAAATGCACAAGCAGGGAAAACCGATTGATTTTGTGACACTGCTCGAAAGATTGAAAACCGACAAGGATTATCTTTTGCAGCTCGCACAGATGGTGCCCACGTTGGCTAATACAAAAGCGTATGCCGAGATTGTCAGGGCGAAAAGCCAGCAGCGAAGAATTACCGGAAAGCTTCAGGACGTCCTTTTTTGTGACATGGAGGCTGATGCTCTAATTCCGGCAGTTGAAAAAATTATTGAGGGTGAGCGGGGTGGAACCTCAAAGGATGTTGAAGAGGACAGGAAACAGACCCTGATCAGTTACATAGACACGATTTATAAGCCACTTGACCGCGACACAAGGATATGGACGGGGTATAAACACATTGATGATAAAACAGGCGGTCTATTAAAAGGCGGCATCTCATGTTGGGGAGCTCCGCCGTCCACAGGTAAAACAGCAATAGCAATAAATGTCGTTGAAAATCAGATCAAGACAAAAAACCGCATTGCATTTTTCAGCCTTGAAATGTCGAAAGAGCAGATTTACAACAGGATGTTTTCTTCTTTGCTCTCAATTCCGTATGACAGCATAAAGAATAAATATCTTGACAAAAAGCAGCAGCAGAAAATATCTCAAAGCGTCTCTGATCTCTATGGCAAAAAGCAACTTTATCTGTTTGGCGACATTTATACAATTGAGGAAATCTCACGCAGGATTTATGAGTTAAAGCCCGATTTGGTTGTTGTCGATTTTATCCAGCGTGTCAGAACTGTCGAAAAAATGAAAGACACAAGGGAACGGATTAACTTTTTAACAGCTGAATTTAAGTGGCTGGCGAAGAAAAATAATTGTCACATCATGCTTTTATCACAAGTGTCGAGGCAAGCAGATAAAAGCGGCAAACCGAAGCCGCCGAGAATGTCGGACTTGAAAGAGAGCGGAAATATTGAGGAAGATTCCGATTACATTTTTATGATTTTTCGCCCTTATGTTTACGAAAAGTCAAAAGACTATACGCCGGAACAAACCCAACTGCTGATTGACAAAAACAAAGACGGTGAAACAGGAATGATTGAAATGTATTTTAGGGGCGCGGTGCAGCGCTTTGAGGAGGTTGAAACGCGATATGACAGTTGAAAACTCCGCCTACATCCTCGAAGATGCCCGCCTAAACGGTATCAAGGGCGATTACAAAAATTACACTCAATATCGGTTTAGGCTGTGTCTCTTAAACCTGACCGACAAAGAATACGAGCGGAATATTAAAAAGCTTTGTGAGGTGCTGGGGATATGAGGATTGCGGAGAACTAGAGAGGTGAGGACAACGGATAACTCAAATAAAATCATTCTGGACTTATGCGGAGGGACCGGCTCATGGAGTAAACCCTACAAGGATGCCGGATATGATGTGCGAATAGTGACCCTCCCAGATGATGATGTGAGACTCTACATACCGCCAAACGATGTATATGGCATATTAGCCGCCACGCCTTGCAATGAATTCAGCATAGCAAAACATTTTCACGGCAAGGGAAATTACAGCCACAATTTTTTAACAGGGTTAGAGATATGTTCAGCTTGCTGCAGAATTGTCTTAACTTGTCAGCCTAAATTTTACGCGATAGAAAACCCTGCGAATGGACTTTTAAAACGCTGGATGAAAGCCCCTAAGTTTGAGTTTGACCCCTGGCAATATGGACATCCATATCAAAAGCATACGGCATTGTGGGGAAAGTTTAACATTCCACAGACGACCGTAAAAGACAAGCCGGAGGGAATGGTTAAATTTTCAATGCTGCACAGCAAAGATATACATCCTGAATTCTTTGGAATTTATGATAGGCAGACGCGCAGAGCCATAACTCCCCCAGGCTTTGCCCAAGCATTCTACGAGGCGAACAAATAACCCCGTATAACCCGCTAGCGTGACCGTGGACGAGCTAGAGAGCAAATAGCGACAAACTACTCCCCTAAAATTTAAGCGCCCACAGCATGGGCAGAAAGAAGTTATACAATGATAGAGCTATTTGATAACTATGTAATAGACGCAGATGACCGCCAGTTTACTTTAGGCGAGATGAAAGAGCAGAAAATTAAAGACAGTGAGGAAACCAAACAGGTGTTTTCTCCTATCGGGTATTATGGATCTTTAAAAAATGCCATGCAGGGAGCGGTAACGATTATGCAGCGCCGTAAAGTACAAGAAAGCACATACACGCTTATGGAAGCGGTTGGCATGTTCAACATGATTGAAAAGAATTTTGAAGCACTCTTGTCAAACATCAAAGAGAATATGCCTGTGTGAGCGTGTAGCGTGACCGTGGGTGAGCGAGAACCCTAAAAGCATGATACTAGACGATTTAATATTAATAGAGCGTACAGCGCCCCACAGGGGCAGAGAAGAGGATGAATAATGAAAAAATGTGAATTTTGCGCTTTGAAAGAAGCCAAACCATGCTATGAATGCAATGAGTGCATGGGTGGTGACGATCATTTTAGACCTGTTTTCAAGATGAAGCAAAGGAGGGCTGAAAAATTATACAGATAGTAATACCTTATCCCCCAAAAAATCAGATGGCTAAGTTTTGCCGACGATTTGGATTAAACGCAATTTATGCCGGGAAACATTGGGCACAGCGAAAGGAAGATAAGGACTATTGGCACTGGCTGATAAAAAGCGAACTGATGAAGCAGAAAATACCAGTACAGATGTTTTTAAATCCAGTGTCTATCACTTTTTACTGGAACGATGGGCTTGATTGCTCTAATCACGCTTACATAGCCAAAATGATTGAGGATTGTTTAAAGGGCTATCTGATCAAGGACGACAGCCGCCATTACGTGGGGGAGATCAGGCACAAATTTTATGATGGGCCGTGTATAACGGTTGAGATTGAAGAATTTTTAGGAGGGCGAAATGCTAACTCTGCCGATTAAAAAGAAATGGTTTGATATGATTGTGTCGGGTGAAAAGCGCGAGGAATACAGAGATATTACGCCATATTACACAAGCCGGTTTGAAAAATATTTTGAACTCCGTGTTCGTGTGAAATTTAGGAACGGGTACAGATTAGATAGCCCCATGATTGAACGTACAGTTATTCCACATATTGGAACAGGACATGTCAAATGGGGCGCAGAACCTGATAAAAAGTATATTGTGCTGGGTATTCAAAACGAGAAGGAGGCCAAAGCAGAATGATAGAAAAAATTAAAGAAATCCGCGAGAGAGCGGAAAAGAATAAGCCATTTTCATTTGAGCATTGCGATGATTGGGCGGACATTGCTTACTTGTTGGAGCAGATCGCCGCCCTGCAGGAGGAGAACACCGCTCTTAAATCTGATTTATTGGATGGCTCAAAAACAGGATATGAGACTATGAAAAAAGAGCTCACCACACTCAAGGATTATAATCACTCCCTTAAACTTGCCAATGACACAACCTACGAGAATTATAAAAAGCTGGAGCAGGAAAACGCCGAGTTAAAATCGGAAGTCGCCGCTCGAAAAGACATTTTCCATCGGTTTGACCTTGCAGTTTCTAAAAAATGGGAAGAGAAAGATGAGGGAATTGTTGCCCTGCAGGAGGACAACGCCACCCTCACAAAGGCGTTGGATTTAGCGTGTGTATATATCAGAAAAATTTCATATTGTAACCCGAAACCGGATTATTTCATCCACCGTGCCCGCTCCGCCATCAACAGCAAGGAGGGGGATGCAAGTAATGAAAGTTAGAATTAAAAATCCCATAGCGCAATTATTTTGTAAACACGAGCCAAGAGAATTTGAAAGACCGATTGATAGAAAAACTAATCCTTTGGGGTTTGTGGCACTATGCAGAGATACAATTTGGGTTTGCGTAAAATGCGGGAAACAACTTTGAAAGGAGATAGCAGAATAATGGAAAATAAAATGCAACAGGCAGAGTGCGCAAAAGAAATTTATAGCATCAATTGGCCTTGCACGCAGGATAAGCCGATTAAAATCACGTTAAAGCAGATGGAAGCGATATTGACCGCCGCCGAGATAGTCAGAAATCATGTGGATATTGTGAGGTGTGGGGAGTGCATTTATCACCACGAAATACCTTGCCCGGTAGATATTGATATGGACACTCCGACCCCTGATGATTGGTATTGTCCCTGCGGCGTAAAAATGGACGGCGAACGAAAGGACGGGGAAAAAGTGAGTAAATTCGATTTTGATGCTTTTTTGGGCGGAGATAATTTCGCCGCCTTCGACTTCGAACCCTACATAGAGCCTGCCAAAGACACCATCATCAAAGGCATGAGGGTTGAGGGCAACAAAACAACCGTATATCTCGCAGGACTTCGTAAAGGCGTTGCAACATGTTCCCCCTCAGATATCTTTGACCCCATTAAAGGCGTTGCGTTGGCTTACATGCGGGCTTTAGGGCAGACGGTGGATGATATCCGTATTGAGATTAACCCCGCACACAGCGCACCACAGGAGGACAAGCCCACGTTTATTGAGTTGCCCGCTCAACGAGACCAACATGTTTATCTGATTAGAGATTACTACTCTAAAAAAGAAAACAAATATATCGAAAAGGTTTGTACTACGCATTTTATAAGTTACTTAATTTATCCAGAAAACCCCGTGAGAATTCTTTACAATATTACAGCTGATAGTTCATGGCATGAAATTGGCAATTTGTATTTTGACCTTAAAACTGCCCGCGATGCGCTGGAAAGGGGCAAGGGAAATGAGTGAAATTGAAGTTTTCAAATCGCTATTGTTGGCAGGCGTTGAGTACATAGCAAATTTTATAAAGTCTGATAAATCACAGTTCATCATTCTTTTTGACAAGGATTGTCAAGCAGTAACAAATGGCACGATTGAAAAAAGAACAATAGACTTTATCCGTTTTGGAGTAATAAATCATACCGTACCGGGGAATAGCATCCGCAGCATTTCAAAATTAATTAAGAGGTCGGAGGGATATAGCCATGAGTGAAATGACAGCGGAAAAGGCGAGAGAAATGCTTGAGAATATGGTTCTGACAGCCGACAAGGTTTTAAAAGGTATCCCAACCGGCGATGCTCTTAATGACAGCTTAACAGAAATTTTGAAACCTGATATGAAAACTCAAAAAGATTTCTCAGAATTTATCCTCACCGCCCTTGATCAGTTGAGGTGGAGGGACGCGGAGAAAGAGCTGCCGGAATATGGGGAGCGGGTAATTGCGACAGATGGGGATTTTGTTGGCGAAATGTATTTATATAATAGTGAATGGGCACGTGATGGCTGGTTTTGGGAGCTCAATAAGCACACTAAAATTATCGCGTGGCTCCCACTTCCCACGCCGCCGGAGGTAATTAAAAATGCCTAAAACCGTGCGAGAGCTAATCAATGAGGCATATGGCGCAGTAGATATTGCGCTGGCGTCGTACAACACCGCGTCGCTTAGGGAGGCTCACAGAGACCTTGAAAAGGTTACGGACATACTGGATAACGGCGGAAGTTTAGAAACGGTGGTGAGAGGATGACTGAGGATATTAAAAACGAATTAATAAAAACAGCAAATTTGCATAGTCCTCGTGATTGGAAACAAGTTTCTTATGATATGAACATATACAACGGGATAATGCTAACTCCCGAACAATGGCGCGCAAAATACAGAAATATAACCGGAGCCAGCAATAGGGCCCGAGCAGAACGGAATAAGAAAGCGAGGGATGAAAAGACGGAAGTTGAAATTAGCACAAGTGAAAAACCTATAGAAAAGCCAGTCAAAATTGAAGTTGTGCAGAATTTTGAGCCGACAGAACATAGCGCAGTTTGGAAAGGAAATCTGAAAATCCGCTTCGGGCTGATGGGCGACACTCACATCAACAGCAAATTCACGCAACTTACATATCTGCACCAATTTTATGACGAGTGCAAACGGCAGGGAATAGCGCACGTTTACCACACAGGCGACATAGATGAGGGTGAGCAGATGCGGCCGGGGCATCAGTATGAGTGTTACACGCAGGGCGCCGACGACCATGTAAAAGAGATATGCCGAGTGTACCCAAAAATAGACGGCATAAAAACGCACTTTATCATAGGCAACCACGATTCAAGCATTATCAAAAGATGCGGCTACAATATAGGGCTGACAATAGCAGACCGCCGCCCAGACATGAAGTACTTGGGGCAGGACTGCGCAATCGTAAAGCTCACGCCGAATTGTTTGTTGGAGCTACGCCACCCGTGGGACGGCTCTGCATACGCAATAAGCTACAAACCTCAAAAAATCATGGACGCAATGGCCGGAGGCGAGAAAAGCAACATCTTAGCAATCGGGCATTACCACAAGGCCGAGTATATATTTTATCGCAATATTCATTGTTTTCAAACCGGTACATTCTGCGCTCAAACTCCATTTATGCGTGGCAAGGGTTTAGCAGCTCACATGGGCGGATGGATAATAGATATTGACGTTGACGAGCGTGGGTTTATACAAAAAATCATACCGCAGTTTATACCGTTTTACGTGGCTATTGCAGATGATTACAAGCAGTGGAGGGCGCAATGAAACTAAGCCACGAACCATCTAAGGACAAGCTTTATTATCTTGCGCACCCCTTCCATACATATGGTAGTCCAGACATCAACAGGTCACTTGCTCACATTGCTGGGCGGAAACTCGACAGGATGGGAATACATTATATCAATCCGCTCCTGACAATCCCGCCCAACACGCCGGAACCCGTTGCCACGGAGAAATGCGGTTGCCTGCTGATGGCCTGCGACGGAATAATATTGTGTGAAAATTGGCGAAAATCAAAAGGTTGCCTACATGAGCGGATATTTGCCGAAAAATTGGGACTTGAAATATTAGAGATAGAGGAGGGCTGAAAAACGAACGAAAACAGAAAAACACCAATTGAAATGTGTGCTTTAGTCCATGCCCTATGTGGTATGCGCTGGACGGGGCGAAAGTGGCACGTCGAGCAGATTGACCTTAACGCTTACATAATGGCGTACGAGCTCAAGCACAAGCCAGTACGGCAGATTAAACTGCACAAGTCAACAGTCAAAGAGTTAAAAGCCGAGCGTAACAAAAAGATTATAAAAATGCACAACGAAAGTGCATCATACCTTGAAATATGCCATGCGCTAAATGTCAGCCGCTCGGCGGTGCAACAAATTATTTGGAGATATAATAAAGGATAGCAAAAAGCCCCTCGATCTGAGGGGCTAATCCTTTCGCCGGATTGAGCGCCGGTACGCTGATTAATCTGGAATTGTCTGATATCTGTGCTCTTTGCAATATGTCAACATGGCGCGTTTGGATTGAAAATTTGTATGAGCACAAAGCATTGACCACGTAGTATGAGATTTTCCACCATTATCAATTACTCGATGTGTTGCCGTTTCGTTTACGATCTCTATTTCTATGTATGCAGGCCCACCGCATAGCATTCTATGTAAAACCATCTTTCACGCCTCCTTAAATTTTGGGATGGAATAGGGCCAATGCTCGGGACTGTGGAGCGGCTAATCTGCTGATACCATTTCGCATTTATCAACCAAACTATCGCCGCCAGGGAACCGATATATAGGAGCAACTCTGCCTTCAACTAACGGCTGTATGTCAACCAGATATGCGGTGTATCCTCTTGCCTTAATCTTTAAAGGCCAACCATATTGTTCGTGGAGTAATTCAACTTTGCTTTTGCGCTCTGTATACATTTCCAAGCCCTCTTTCAATTTTATTTTGCGTGGGCCCGAATCGGCTGTTCGGGCTATTAGCCGGTATTTGCTTGGCCGCCGCTATTGCGGAGGCTTTGTTTTACTTTTTACGCTTTCGCGCTTTCTGCGCCGTTCTCTATCCGATTTGATGGTTCTTGATACAAGTTCAAACAAGGCTTTCTTTTCGGGCGTGTCTTGATGGTCACGGAGATACCCCCATATTGTGTTCATGGCAATTCTTTCTGACTTAACCATTTTTAAATCCTTCTTTCAATTCGTTTTTCGGTGTGATTTAAATATATACCATTGCGTGAGTACATGCAAGGGGGCAAAATGCCCTTGTTTCAAAAAACATGCACAAAGTTACGCAAGTACATTTATGCAGTTTATACAATTGCGTAATGGTATCGGTTGCTATATAATGGATGAGAGGTGATTTTGTGGGAACGGCGAGAACAAGAGCCAACAATAAATTCAATCACAAAACATATGAGCGATTATATCCATTCGTCCCAATAGGCCACAAGGCCGAGATAGAAGCCGCCGCAAAGGCCACAGATGAGAGTCTTAATACTTTTATCATTAAAGCTATTGACGAGCGTATATGCAATCTACAAGGGCGTAAAGTTAACTCTCCATATAAGTCCGAAGAGGTGCAAGAGGCAATTAAAAAGCTGAGGCTGAAAGGGGATGGAAAGGAATGAAATTGTGCGTTGACATCCCGGACGGCACACTATGCTCGGACATATATTTTGATAATTGGTGCTGTTGCTTTGACGGAGATCGGAGTATGTGCACAGCATTTAAAAAAGATTTGGACATTGATGATGATATGCATGTGCTAAAATGTGCAGAATGTTTAAAGGCCGCCCAGTGATGGACGACCTCTTTTTATGCCCAAAAGTAAAGACCCCCGATTATTCGGAGGCCTTTTTATGTTGCTCCAAAAACTCGTCAAATATATCATCCTCTGCGACCTTTCGCGCTTTTACAGCATCAATGATATTGCCATATCTGCCGAGGTAATAGCGCTTGCCTTTAAAATATATCTGAGCCATCCAAAGATTACGAGACTTGTCAAATGCCACTCCGCGTGTCCCTGATGTATTGCGTTTAGATATATTACTGCTTGTCAGCATTGATACACATGTGCCATCTGCAAACCCTGCGTTGCCACGCAACTTAGTTACATCAAATAACTCGTTTTTGTAGCATCCGCAACTTATAACCTTGCCGCTTGTTAAGCTGCTTGCTGTCGTATAATGAGTTTTGCCGCAATCGCATAGGCACTCATAGATTATATTTTTACCGCTGTATTGGGTTGTTTTTGCCTTAACGACCAGACGGCCAAAGCGCTTGCCAATGATATTGTTTTGATTATTGCCCATTTTTATATCGCCTATCCTCCGGCCACTCTGTACCCTCTGGCACCAGCCATTCCGTCCCTGGCATAATGGCTTGCGGTAATTTACCGCGCCTAATGAGTGATCGCGCTGATGTATCGCTGTGGCCGGTCTCAGCCGCCCACTCTCTCAGCCCCATCATAATACTGCTGTTGTGACAATCTCGGCCATAATTAACGAGTGAGCAGCTGGAGCAATCTCCGTTATTTTGAGTGCAATAGTTACGCATTGTTAATCCTCCTTATTGTCATAGATTTTTATGCCGGTAATGTAGTCTGTTGGGATGTCATCAAAATACATTGCTGCGCCATAGGCAAAGTTAAAACTGATATTGTATAATCCGTCAAAACGTAATTTTGTTATATCCTCTTTAGGTATTTTAATAGACACAATTGCAAATTGATCAACATTGCCTAATAAGACAGGTATGTTTTTATCACTTAACTCATTGTCCAAAAAAATGTATGTGCATTCGGGGCGAGCATATTTTTGTTGCGATGCATTAGCTTTTATACCGTTTTGCTTGATATTATTGATGTTATCAACTGTTGTGATATGATAGCCGATAATGTCGCTGTCCCATGTGCGATGTCCCTCTGGCACTGCATCAATCGTCCATAATAACTCTTCGATTTTGTCGTTTGCCGGTGCGTTATCCATTGCGATTATCATTGTGTTGACCTCCTTTTTTGTTGATGCACTTATACTATCACTGCACCGCAAACAATGCAATAGGCAATTGATAATAATTGATAACTTTGTATGATTGCACAAAGATATTCATTATTGTTGTGAAATATTTATTGTGGTGTTGCATATAACGCAATCGGACAAAATTGTGAAACCCGCATAGATACAGGGTTTGTGACGATATTATGTTAATAATTAGGGTTGCCGTACATAATTTATGTTGCGTGTAACGCTTACGTACGATACAATTAGTATATAAGATAATTTAATAATAAACGGAGAGTTGTATTGAGGTGATGACGTGATAGTTAAGAGCGGCACAGATCAACCATATACGCAGATAATCAACCAGGCTATCAATGATGCGCACCTGAGCAGCAACGCGTTGGCCGCATTAACGTATCTAATGAGTAGACCGAGCGGCTGGCATGTATATGCTACACAGATAGCCAAGCGGTTTGGATGCACACGCAAAACAGCGCAGATATATCTCAACGAGTTAATCAATGCAGGATATGCTCAGCGCAGAGACCAGCAACGCCGAGACGGTAAGACCGCATATGATTATGATGTCAGCGACAACCCCGATAATATTAATAGTGGGTCATTTTTACACACTAATAACAATACAAGCCTTATCATTAACACTCAGGTCAAGCAATGCCTTGATGAGTTACATCAATATATGAGCATGTATAGGTTGATGCCGAGTGAGCCGATAACGTCGATTAAGCGTGGGATAAGACAGATCGTCAAGGCAGGCATAACACCGAGAGTATTTGCACTCTACGCCATAGATTGGATGCATGACGCACCTGCAGGCAGCCTGATTAATATTAGAGGATTTATTGAGGATGCAGTCGGGACACTGACATATGATGATAGACCAAAGCATACTGGCACGTATGATAATTGTGAGATAGATTGAGGAGCTGAGAGAGTATGGCAAGGATAGCAGGGCAGTTACATCGTAACGATAATAACCTCACAGTTAAGCAACAGATGTTTGCAGATACATATTTAGCAGAGCCAGACCTCAACGCTACACAAGCGGCGATTAAATGCGGATATAGCGCGCATACAGCTGGAGTTATAGCAAATAAAATGCTCAAAGACATTTATCTCCATGCGTATATAGAGAGCCGTCTCAAATCTATCAGTGATAGCAAAATAGCCGATGCAGACGAGGTAATGCGCTATTTAACAAGCGTCGTGAGGGATACAGAGGACGAGGACGCTGTTATTGTGGTGGGTATAGGTGAGGGCAAGAGCACTGCAAAGACCGTCACCAAGCGTGTACCAGCTCGTGATAAGGTCAAAGCAGCGGAGTTACTCGCCAGACGTTATGGTCTCCTCACCGATAAGATAGACATGCAAGTACAAGGCACAATTACTATAGATGCCTCTGATGATATGCAAGAGCCAAGCAAAGATGATGCATAGACAGTCCGCAGTACACGGATTTAAGCCCTTATATATCAACAAAATTCTTGCAAGTGTCATAGATGGCTTACCTAAGCCAATGTGTATTATACATAACAAGTCTTTTGTATAGTACAGGTTGATAAGATAACAAGTAACTTGCATATTGCCACCTATTGCAACCCTCCTGTCTATGCATGTTATGTAATTAATAGTTGCCATGTATCGGTTGATAGAGGCAAGACAGACTGATGGCAACACATCAATGGAGATGGCGCAGGCGTACCAATCAGGCCCCCGGGCAAGGAAACCGAGGACGAACGAATACTAATTATAGTCCACATAATACATATTACATTTTAGTTTTTGCAAATTTCCAATGAAAGGGAATGTTCGACATGGAGTACTCAACACATGGGTATATCACATCCGAAGAACTTGCTAAAGTATTTCCTCAAACAGTTTACGCAATACGTTGTAAAGGCCGGTGGCGTGTCTGGATGAGATACATCATTGCACATCCGTTGCATTTCCTCGGGTACATAATATATTCTATAAAATAGTCCTTCGCTTTTTCCAAACACTTCCGCATCAATATTCAAAACTCATTTCAAATTTTAAAATCTCAAAAACAGTGATTGGAGAATATATGAACATACCCGATAAAGTAAAAATAGGCGGTCTGATATATGATGTGTCATCGTCAGATACTCTTTGTAGGGATAACGATGCGTTAGGTTCAAGTTCCGGAAACCGTCAGAGTATTTTAATCGACTCAACGATTTCAAATCAGCTTCAAGAGTCCACTTTTATCCATGAGGTTATACATCAGCTTTCATTTGTGCACCATTTGGAAATAGATGAAGATGGAACAGCGAGGTTGGAATCTGCTATTTACGCATTCATCAAGGACAACCCCGACATATTCAAGGAGGAAAAATGAAAACACCAGGAGAGACAAATTATGAACATTATTTTGGTTCACTCGGTGATGCACAAGATACGCTTATGCTAATCAAATACCCTAGTCATAACAGGAAAGAGTGCCGAGAATTTAAAGAAATGTTCAATAATTTATCAGAGTTTGACGTTATTGAATGGCTTAAAAATGAGTGTATAAATTCTAAGTGGTAACAAGTCAAGTAAATACGCATGTGGTGGCGTAATTGGTAGCGCCGGAGTGGTGAGGAATCACACCGAAAAGACGTTCGACTCGTCGCGGATAGTGGTGTTCCTATATGCAAGTTCGATCCTTGCCCACATGTTTATTTTATAGATAAGGGTAAAATAAATATGGCAGAAGAAGTGCTGAGTGATTACTTTTATTCAAATTGTCTGTTTGAAGCCATTAAAGCTAAAATTAAAAATCCTAACGTCAAAATTGAAAAGCGCCATTTGCTGTGGACTAAAATTCCGCACTTTTTATGGATATCCAACGGGTTTATTTATGATTTTGGAACGAATCATAAAATCCCTTGCAAACTATTCTTTCATGGATATTTGAGAAGAAGATCAATAAAAACAAAAAAATGATGCAACACAATTTAATATTCAAGTGGCCTGCTCCCGAACACGGAGCCTCCACAATCAAACCGCTATATGCGGTAAGTGGGGTATGGCTTCGGCTGTACCCTTTTTATTTTGAGAAGTAGCGCAACGGTAGAGCTCCAGATTGTTACTCTGGGGGTTATAGGTTCAAGTCCTATCTTCTCAGCCATTGTAAATCCGCGTGAGGCATACCACGCTAATTTAGGCAAGTTTGGCAGAGATCTTTCGCCTTAGAGCAAACTGCCAACCCTTAGGGGTAGAGGATGTGAAATGATGCAAGCCGCTCAAGCTCCAAACATAGTTATTAAGAGTAATAACTTCAACAATATTTATAAACCGTTGTTGGAAAATAAGAGTAGGTATTTGGTACTGTTTGGGGGAGCCTCGTCGGGGAAGTCACATTTTATAGTTCAGCGTTACATATTGCGCATTATGAACGAAAAACCTATGAATTTGATGGTAGTTCGTCAGGTGGCAAAAGATAACACGACCACAACTTTTAACCTTTTTAAGCAGATTATGAACAGTTGGCAATCAAAATCTTTCTTTAAAATCAACGAGGGCGACCATGTAATTACCTGTTTGAAAAATGGCAATCAGATTATATTCCGAGGGCTTGATGATGTTGAAAATTTAAAGTCTACAACATTTCCGAACGGTGAATTAACAGATGTATGGGTAGAGGAAGCAAATCAGATCAGCGAATACGATTTTGACCAGTTGGATGTCCGTCTTAGAGGCGGCAGAAGCAGCAAGCAAATTGTTGTTTCTTTCAATCCTGTTAATATAACGCATTGGCTGAAGAAGAAATTCTACGATAAATCAAACGGAGATAAAACTAATACCTATCTTTACTCGGAAGCAATGATCGAGGGCAGGGCTGTCAAGGCGTATTGCACTATTTGCCGTTCGACTTATCACGATAATAAATTTTTATCTGACGAGGATAAATTAACACTTGAAGCCTTTAAAGATACCGACCCTTATTATTACGATGTCTACTGCCTCGGGAATTGGGGCGTTTATGGTTCGTCAATCTTTGATAAGCAGAAAATCAGTGAGCGTATTCTTCAAATCAAAAAGCCTTTACTTCAAGGTTACTTTGAATACGAGTTAGACGTGCGGGAACGCATAATTAACAGTTCTATACAGTTTGTAGAAAACCGGACAGGCTGCGTCAAGATTTATGAGGATGTTAAAAAAGGTTATCCGTATGTTCTTGGCGGCGATACTTCGGGCGAGGGTTCTGACTTCTTTGTCAACCAGGTTATAGACAATACCACGGGCAATCAAGTTGTTGCGTTGAGGCAGCAGTTCGACGAGGATTTGTACGCTAAACAGACTTATTGTTTAGGGATGTATTTTAATAAAGCCTTGATAGGGCTGGAAACAAACTTCTCCACACATCCGCAAAAAGAACTGGAACGCCTTGAATATCCAAATCTTTATACGCGAGAAACCGAGGACAACTACACCCATAAACCCATGAAGTCATACGGGTTTCAGACAAACAAGAAAACTCGGCCTCAGATAATCGCAATTCTCGTTGAGGAAGTCCGCGACAACATAAATCAGTTTAACGACCTTGACACCTTAAATGAAATGCTTACTTTTATCCGAAATGAAAAGGGCCGTCCAGAAGCCGCAGACAACGAGCATGATGACTGCATAATGTCGATGGGTATAACTTACTACATACGCAATCAGCAGTCCTTCACGGTCAAGGTAGACCCCATATATCAGACAGGTAAATTAATCGACAGGTTAAGGCCTAAAGAGGAAGTGGTGATTTGATGGCAGAGCCTAAAAAGCAAAATAAAATCGTAAAGATTGCAAAGCGTGTAACCGCCGCTGTTAAACAGGGCGTAAACATTGACAAATCAGTACTTTATAACTTCTTTACCTCCGAAAATCGTGAGGCAACTGCTTTATATCTTTACGATTATGCGCGGATGGAGCGTCTGCCGTGGGTGGCGAAGTGGAAAAAATATGATAATTATTACAACGGCAAACACGACACAATGTTATCAATTGCGGAATCAAACAAAAAGAATGATATACCATTCATCCCCGCTTGTGTTCAAGATCCTTTCATGCACGTTGAGGCTATGATTATACCCGATGTGCCGGACTTTGAATTCAACGGGAGGGATGATGACCTTGACAGTTACCGCGCAAAACAGAGAGAATATGTAGTTAAATATATTCTTGAACGTAACAAAATTGAAAATAAGAACACGCAGAACGAGCGCCGATTAAATAAACTCGGAGATGCGTTTTGGAAAGTGTACTGGGATTGGTATATTGTTTCTCCCGATGGGAAACAGGGCGATATTGTAATAAAAGATGTCGACCCCTCAAACATTTTCCCCGATCCTGCGGCTCATGACCTTTCAGACGCTGAATATGTGTTCTACGTTTATCGGTTACATAAAAGATTAGCCGCCCGTGTTTATTCCGATGATCTCAAAAAACTCGGAATGATGATTGATGATTTTGGCGGAGATTACAATTATTCCGACACCCGAATTTACAATAGTCACGTTCAAGATTTTCGCGACGACACGGTGCAGATTACAGAATTTTGGTATAAAGATGATAACGGAGATATTGCGTGTTCAATTCTTATAAATTCTCAGGAAATCAGATTTATTCCCCGATATTGGGACAAGACCCACGTTCAATGTAAACTGTTCCCATTCGTGAAATACGGGAAAATCCTTGACGAGAATAATTTTTGGGACAAGTCCGAACTCGAAAGCATAATTGATCTCACAGATGCAGCAGACAGAGAAATGGCGTATGGCCTTGTGAATGCGGCTTACACCTCAAACGACATGGTTATAGTCGAAGAGGGCGCGCTTGCAGATGGAGAAACACTCAACAACGCCCCCGGCGCAATCATTCACGCCAAGCAGAACAGATCGGGTGGGATTAAGCGTGTTGGAGGTCTGAACGCAGTCGCAAGCCGTGAAGGTTCAATCACATTCCTGCAAAGTCAAATTGAAAAGACAATTGGAAACTTTGATACTTCAATGGGCGTTGAACCAAACAGAGTAGTAACCGCTTCGGGCATAGCCCAACTCAATGAGAGGGCTGACAGCCGTAAGGATATTAAAAAAGCAGACCGCATATCGGGTTTTGAAAGACTTTACGAGTTGGTTGATTGGTCAGCACTTGAATTTTACGACGATAACCGTCTAATATTCATCAATGCCACCGATGGGGGATTGAAACAAAAATTCTCTCAGGATTACCAGATGAAAGTAAACGAAGCTAAACAAGCGGGTCAGCCAATTCCACCGATGCCCAAAAACCTTGACCCCAACACCGGGCCTATCATATTTCATTACAGTTCAGACAACCTTGCAAATAAGAAAAACGTAGGGGATGAAAAAAACCCGCAAATCGAAACCTATTTCCCACGTGTTGACGCTTATGTCACGGCAAGTGACAGTCTCACAAAATCTAAAGCGTTCACAGTCCAGATGCTTCAGCAGTTGATGCAAACACCTATCAATTTGGAGAATTACAAACTGGTTGAGGCGTGGATTGATCTCATGAACTTGCCGACACGTAGGGAAATCAAGGACTATATTGAAAGCTACTTCAAGAATATGCCTGTTGGTATTCCGAAAGTTACAATGGCGTTCAAGGACTTGCCGCCAGAAGGCAAAGTTCAAGAGGCTGCCAAAGTCGGTTTACAGTTGCAGACACCGCCTGCGGCAGACAGCCAGAACGTGCCATGGGCGCAATTGCAAGGAGGAGCTCCCACAAGCGGCATAGTTACCGACCCTGTGAATGTTACTAACCCTCAACCTCCGCAGGGACAACCGCAGATGCAGCAGATAGACCCACAGATTGCACAGGAACTCAATGATATTCTTAGCAATGCACATGTTCACCTTAAGCCGGAGGAATTGCAACATTTACAGCAACACCCCGAAATACTTGAAGAAATGCTTAAAGGAGGTTCTCAGAATGGCTAATTGGATAGCAGGAGCGATAAAAAGACCTGGGGCACTCACCGCCAAAGCCAAAGCCGCAGGGCAAGTCACGGCCAAAGGCACAATCAAAAAGTCCTTTCTCAAAAAGAAAACCAAAAACCCTACGCTTAACAAGCAAAAAAATCTCGCCATAATTCTTGAAGCAATGCACGGAGGTAAGAAATGACAGACGATGAAAGCACCACGCAAGCCGCTACCCCACAAGAGCCTGTATGCTCGGCCTGCGGATTACCCCTGCATGTGCTTAAAGGTGGTCTGCAAGTCGGTACTGATGGCACGAGTATAGTCAACGTGGCGATACTCGGATGCACCAACAATAACAACCTCGGGATGCAGGTTCCGTGTGCGCAATTCAATGTTGAGCAGGCACGAAACGAAACACCTGTAAATACGTTTGAGGGGTGAGAGAGTGCAAATTCTTTCAAAAGAGGTATTTTTTCATGTAAGACCCAATCAAAAAAATGAGTACCGATGTAAATGTAATAGGCTTTTAGGAATATATCAGCAGTTTTGCTCAAAGGATACAGAATTCAAAGATCTTCAGCAAGGGTATATTGACATAGCGTGTCCCAAATGCGGGCTACATAACAAGATAATGATTTAGAGCCCATTAGAGGCCGTTTCAGAAATGAAGTGGTCTCTTTTTATTTTGTCTTAGGGCAACGGCCACACGGAAAGACGTGGAATTTATGACCGACGGGTCGTTAAACACGGAAGGAGATTTTTATGGTAGACGAAACAGGCAAAGTGACATTCAACGAGCAGGAGCAGGCAGAAGTAAACCGCGTTATATCCGAACGGTTGGCACGTGACGGCGTTCAGGACAAAAACGAGATAGTTGATCTACTCAAAGACTTTGATTACACGGGTACGCCTGCCGAGATCAAAGCGGTTCTAAGGGTTCAGGCCGAGACTTTTAAACAGCAAAAGGCCAAGCAAGAAAAACAGGTGGAAATTGACTCAGCAAAAGCAGAGGCATCTTTAACGGGAACGTCACCCGAACTAATAGCTGAGATTAAACAGTTAAAAGCTGAAATGGCGGAGATTAAACAAAAGGACGCTTCTGCCCAAAAAGCAAAAGAGGACGCGGTAAAGGCAAGCGAGGCTAAAGCAACAACCGATAAAGCCGCCGCAGATTCTTACACAGAAGCATGCGACGAATACGGTGCAGAGGTTGTTGACCAACTGGCGAAAGACGAGGATTTCCTTGATTATATCGGTGGCAAAGTCAACGTCGCGATTAAAACGCTTGTTGAGAAGTTTTTGAAACTCAAAGGCAAGGCGTATGAAGAGGGCTTGACAAAGGCCAATTCAAAAGCCTCACGTTCGACAGGCAGCGGGTCAGGGAAACTCGATACCGGCACCTACGGCCTCACATCCGATCAGCAGTCGCTTGCAAAGGAAAATGGCATGCCCCTAAAAGAATACGCCGAGGCGCTTCATCAGTTGCCCGGCCACAAAAATTGAAAGGATGAATTTCATGTTTGATTATGCATATGACCTTTCCGGCTCGTTATATCCTGTCGTGAAAGTGTTCGACGTTCTCAATTCTCAGGCGATTTTAAAGGGCGAACTTGTACGCTTTACAGATGGTTACATTGTCCCCGGAGGTTCAGACTACACAACCCCCTACACCGGCGTTGCGACTCAAGGAAAAGTTGCAAACGACGGAATAGTGCGGATTGAGGTTTATTGCTCTACGACCGCGGTGTTCAAGACCGACCCGATCAGCACAGTTGTTTCAGCCTCCCCGTCTGCCACTGTTTGGACGGACACCGTGGGTCTCCTGAACACCACTGCCAACGCTGGCAAGGGCGGCAAGTTGAAAATCGTTTCCAAAGCAGCCGGCGCAACCGGAACTTATGTGCCAGGTGCGGTTATTCCCCTTACCGCAACCGCAACCAACACCCTAACCGGTGTATTCCCCGGCAACACGGCCGTAGGAGACGTTGGCCTGTTCTTCCCTGCCATTAATAAGGTGGGCGCAACTGCGACCGCTACAGACGCGACAGGGCTTGTGTGGGCGGCAACCAGCGGAACAGCGATTGAAGTTGTTGGGCATGACCTTGATAACAACAAGGTTCTTGTCATTTCAAAACTTCACTCGTTCTCCAACTAAAAGAAAGGATGATTAAATAATGTTAGACATTTATACCTGGGGCGACGATACATTTCCTCTCGTCCTCAAAAGGTTCAATGACCGCCTTGACAAGCGCACAGAACTCATAAAGTCCACTATCGGGTATCAGGCTCTCAAAACCTCCAATCAGTACGCTGACGAGGGCATTGGCGGTCTCGGATATGTTCCCGATTACGACGGTACGGTCATAACTGAACTCAACCAGAAGCGCGGATTTAAGACTATTTACACGCCGAAAGAAAAGGCCGCGTCATTCTCCCTGTCCTATAAGTACGTAAAAGTCGACCAGTCCGGCGAGGCTGCAAAGGCCGGTAACCGCATGGCCGATTCTCTCGCAATGACACAGATCAGGGACTTCTACAACCTGTTCGCAAATGGTTTCAACCCTGCTTTTGCGGGTGCGGACGGTCAGCCCCTTTTCTCGGCCTCCCACCCCATAAACAACGAGGCCACCGCTCCCACTTTCAGCAACGTCGGCAGCGGTACGCTTTCGGTGGCGAATGTCACAGCAGCGCAGACGGCGGCACAGCGTTTCAAGACCTTTGACGGCCTTGACTTCGACTGCAACTATGACCTTGTTCTAATTTCTCCGGAATACGAGCCAAAAGCCAAAGAGTTATTCGGAGAGAACGCCAAACTCTTGCCGGAGAGCGCCGAAAATGGCGCAAATCCCGTTGCTGGAAATAAGTACACCGTCATCAAGGGTTTTTCTGCAAAACAGTGGGCGGTTGCCGACTCCATGCTCTTGCCGGAATACGTCAAAATGGTTGAGATCACATCCCCAATGGTGGCAAAAGACCCCGCCAGTGGCTTGCTCATCACAAAATATGTCGGCTACATGGATTATTGCATGGGATGGTCAGATGCCCGCGCAATATACGGATATCAGGGTTAATTAAACAGGGCGGCTTAATAACCGCCCTCTACCTAAAGGAGGATTTTAAATGCCTAAACTTACACAGGCAATGACAAACTTCGACCATGGAATTTGTGTCGACATAAACGGTCAGGGCGGCCTTGGCATGGAGAAACTTATACCTGGCTCTCGTTTCGACATAGGTCAGGGCGGGCTTGCTGCTGCCTCAATCCCGCAAATATTGTTTACCGCACCGTACCCTTGCAGGGTTGTCAGCGTTTACGAGCGTCATGTCACGGTCGCAGGTCAGGCCGGAACGATGCAGATTGAAAAGGTAGCGTCTGGAACCGCACCTGGTTCAGGCACAAACCTTTTGACTGCAGGTTTTGACCTTACATCAACGGCGAATGTTCCCGTCGTGCAGAACGGCGTTGCTGCTTCAACCTCAACTAACCTTGCGGCAGGCGACAGCATAGGAATTAAGCTTGGCTCCGGTGCGGCGACTTCATACGCCGGAGGCACCGTGACAGTTGTCCTTGAGTGGGTGTAATAAACAGGGCGGCTTAATAACCGCCCTCTCTTTTAAAAGGAGGAAATATATGTATCAGTCTACTTTACCCCCCGCAATGAAAAAAAATATCCCTTTAACCCTTAACGCAACATCGCAGACGATTGCCCTTGGCGGTTTGGCGTTCGCAGTCTCAAATACAGGCGCACAACCGGTATATATCGCAGAAAAATATTCCGATTTAAGCGGAGCAGATGCTTCACCAACAAACGGATTTTTGATACCCGCAAACACCACAATGCCGTTCATGCTTACGGCGGTCAACCTTTCGGTTGTGTCAAATTCAACAGGTTCTACGGCTAATATTCTTACCGCAGACCTTGTGTAAAGGAAGTGAAACGGCATGACATTACAGGACGGTATAAATAAAGCACTCGTTCTGATTGACTCCTATTCCAATCAAGGTGACATCATGTCACCGACCGACAGTAACCAAATGGACTATATCTTAAAAATGCCGTTTCTGTTTGACACGGCTCAGAAACAAGTTGCACAGCAAAAAAAGATTATAAAGGCTTATAAAATCAGCCACGACAAACCGGCTAACCAATTACAAAGTCCAAAGCATCAATTCGACTTGGTTCAACGTATTCAAGGGGTGGATCTCACTTATCAGGCCACGGGTTCGCTTGCTTATTACTTTGAGGTTGACGATGTGGCGACGGCCTACATAGAAGAGTGTACAGACCCCGTAAACAACGTGTGGACGGTTCTGACCACGATAAGCAATACATTAGACGCAGGGCAGTTTACCGCCTACAAAGGCTTCATAGTGGCGCAGAACGTACTTGACAGCATACGTATCCGTTTCAGCGGTTCATTCGCCTACAACGTCCGAAATATTGCACTGTATAATTATGCATTTTCTTCAGTTGACCGAATACCGGCATATCAGCGTTACGTTCTTTACACGATGCCGATAGATTTCTTTCAACTTAACAAAGTGGTATTAAAGGGTCAAAAAAACAACGACCAGTCTTATCGGCTTTCCCCGGATATCCGTTGGGAACAGCGGAATATCATAGCGATTAACTGGTTTGATGTGGGCGAATATTCGGTTGAATACGCGGCGTTTCCTGTAGACATAACGGCGAGTACGTCGATAGACTATACGCTCGAAAACACACCGGACGCGCAGGAGTGCTATCCGTATTTTGTTGCTTCTCGGCTTCTGTCAAATGAGCAGGGAAAGCGGAATGTCTCGGTTGAACTATTTACAATCTATCAGAACATGCTTGCCAATCTCGATACGAAAACAGCGAACGCGCCCAATATGGTGCAAAACACATTTTTCAACGGCTCAAGACCACACATATTTTTTTAAAGGAGGCGGTTAACTTTGATAATGGCGAACTTGCCCACGTCAAAAGACGTCGCTCCTTTTGAATGGAAACTGTCGGCACTCAGTGGCGGAGCAAATTATGAAGATTTACCTTGGAACTGTGCCGATAATCAAAGCCCCAAAACGATAAACATATGGTACAACAGCCGAATTTTAGGCAAGCGCTGGGGAACAAAAAATCTGAATACTGCAATAGGTACGCCGATATTATCAGCTTATCCGCTTAAATTCATGGGTAAATTTGTGTTTACAAGCGGTACGAAGATGTTTGCCTTTGATACAGGTACGAATGTAGCAGCACAGATTTATTCGGGACTAACGGCGAACAAAGGTACATTCTTAAAGTTTGCGGGGTATTTATATTATTTGAACGGTGCGCAGTACATCAAATATGACGGGACAACTGCGTCGGCGGTAGTGCCTTTCGTTCCTAAGACTAAAATAATGTGTACTCCTGCCGGAGTTGCAGCCCCCGGAGGGCAAGATTATAACCGCATAGGTTCAGGTATACAGAACGGCTTCGTCGGGGATGGGACAAGCACCGTCTATACCTTGGGAAGTCAAAACCTTGATGCTACTGCGGTTACGGCAAGTTTTGATGATGGGGTGACCTTTAACAAAGTTGAGGGAACAAATTTCACAGTAAATAGGGTTACGGGAACTGTCACATTTTTATCAGGTTCAATCCCACCGACAGGCGGCGGCAAAGAAAATGTTGTAATTCAGTATTATGTAACAAATCAGCCCACCATAAATGAAATCTTAAACTGTACACAAATCACTGCTTTTGGCGGTCTAAATAACAGCTATATATTCTTTGGAGCGAATGGAACACAAAAATATTACTTTTCCAATGTATCGCAACCTGAATACATTCCAATTTCTCAATACAATCTTATCGGTACCTCTGATGATGCAATCACAGGTTTTGGGTTGCAATACGCCACCTTATGTATATTTAAAGGCCGTTCAGTTTATGGTGCGACCTATTCTTACGACAGTACAACAGGGAAACCGGTTTTGACGGTTGCAAATATCAATGCAGCAGTTGGTTGCGATTGCCCGGGAACAATCCGGCTTATAAATGACCGTCTTGTGTTCTGCAATACCTATGGTGGAGTTTATACGCTTGTCTATACAAACTATGTTGCCCTGAACATTGACCTTAAGCCCATTAGCCGAAACATAAACGGAAACCAGAGGGCAAGCGGGCTTTTGCAGGAGGTTAGCCTCACAAACGCTATCGCAATCGAGTTTAACCGCGGTTATTGGCTTACCGTGAATAACCATGTTTACTATTGGGACTACGGCCTCACGCCTTATCAGAACGCTTCCGACTATGAAGCAGCTCAAAAGGCTCTGTCGTGGTGGTTCTTAAAAGACTTGCCTATTTCCTGCTATATGTATGACGGGCGTGACCTTTACTTTGGGGATAATGCCATCGGCCGCATAGTGCATTTTGAAGAGTCTTTCGCAGACGTATCAAACGTACCAACTGTTTCTATGCTCAACAATAGTGCGTCATCCTTTAAAACAGGCACCTCTGATACCAATTCAACTCCGATTAGTTTTATAGACGGTTCAGCCTTGCAACTCGCTTTTAACGGCTCTGCATCGGGCAATATCCTCAGCCCTCAATTTAAAAGCACAGGCAAAAATATCTTTAACCCCGCAATACCCCCTACCCAATTAGTCACAGCCACTGTTTCACAAGCAGGAAACAATATAACCGTTACATCAACCGCCTCCCGAGGTTATGCCATTTATAAACTAAATTTAATTCCAAATAAAATGCATTTTATTTCTTATTCCTCAACTCGTACTGGTTCAGATGGCGGTGGAATCAGAATAATGGACAGTACCATAACAAATGACATTTATCAATCTACTCCTGCCAACAGGTCGTTACTCAACGGTAGTTTTAGATTTGCAGTTCCGGCAAATGGTATCGTAAATATTCTACTTTATGGAAACGAAGCAGGCAGTTCGGGTGACGCAGCAACATTTTCAAATATTCAACTCGAACAAAACGGTTTCACGGCGTGGGAACAATACAAGCAGTCTTTGCTCGCCATTACCGGAACAATCGGAGCATCAGGCCGTTTCACATGGGATGGTGTAACAGGCAAAATAAACGGTTCAGCAGTTGCGACAAGTGGCAATCTGATTGCATATCAAAACGGTAATATTTTTGTGCAGAATTTTGATGCTGCTCCGGCGACGGTAGTGCCTGTGAGTGAGATTACCTATATTCAATCCTACACAACCGCAAAGCCAATAAACGCCTCTTGGAAACTCGCAGACCGTAACTTTGGCTCACCCGAAATGAGAAAAACGGTTATTGAAGAGTGGATTTCCGCAAGGTCAGACACAGCCTCCACAATAGGAATTACACATTATAGCGACCGAGACCCGAACGGTTCGGCAGACTCCAAACCGATCACAATAAATCCATCTTTCTCATGGTCAACCCTTACATGGTCTAATCTCTTTTGGGGTGTTGCCCCTGCAATCCAGTCATTTTACCGCCGTTGCCGCAGAAAAAATATAAAGTATTATGCTATCGAATTTTCAAACAACGTGGCAGGGCAGGACATGAATATATCAGATTTACGCATGAATGTGTCTATCGATCAGATAGACAGGAAGGGATAAATTATGAGTGTTACACCTTTTGCCTCCGCAAGCGGTGGTTTTGCCAATGTTTCAAGTTTCCCTGATATACCGCCGAACAGTGCGGCTATGAGGGCGCAGATGGAAGTTCCGAGTTCGGAATTGGGAAATTACATAAACAGCACTTTGTTAGGCGGTGGGAACACGGTAGGCGCGGATTTCGCATATTCAGGTTCGATGCTTGCCGGAGGGTGGACGTTAATAACTCAAACGCTTACCTACGCCACCGCTGATTCGCCTACATTCACCGTCACAACCTCGGCAGACTTGACACCGTTTATATCGGTTGGCATGAAGATAATGCTCACCAACACAACAGCCAAGTATTTTATTGTGACCGCTATCACATCGAGTACAATAACTCTCTACGGCGGCACCGATTATACTTTGACAAATGCGGCAATATCGGGTGTTTATTACAGCAATGCAAAAGCACCATTCGGTTTCCCTCTCGATCCTTTAAAATGGTCTGTAATATTGACAGATGCTACTTCCAGAAGCCAATCAACTGGCTTATCAGCCGGTGCATGGCTTAATGTTGGAAGTCTGCAATATACAGTTCCGATAGGCGCGTGGAAACTGACATTTTCAGTTTGTCTAACAATCACATCAAACACAGCAACTACTATTATTGGAGACGTGAGTTTATCCACGTCCGCATCAAATGGAGATGCTTCTTTCGCGGGTAAAATTGCTGGGTATTCAAATTCAATCCAAATTTCAGGTTCGGTTTATAAGGAAAAATTGGTTAATTTAGCGTCAAAAACAATTTATTACTTAAATGCAATGTATGAAACGGGAGCGGTTACGGGTTTATATTATTCAAATGGACAGGAAAATATGATTTTACGCGCTATCTGTGATTATTTATAAGGAGGTCTTAACATGGCTCAGCAGGCTTTAAATGCAATCAATTCAGCAATCAATCAGTACACTCCGAATTATTACGTAGACCCTAACGCATCCGCAGGGGTCAATTCCATCAATCAGCAAGCCAGTAGTGGGTTACAGGACACTTTAAATCAGCTCAAACAGAAAATAAGCGACAGTCTGAACGCCTACAGCACTCAGCAGGCCGCTGTACCCGCGCAGTACCAGCCGGACTATAACAGCCACGCTACTCAGGCCGCTCTTGCTCTTAGAAACGTTCAGGAGGCGGCTGCCAATAGGGGAGATAACGGCGGCATGGCGCAGGAAGATCAGCTTCTGGTAGGCAACGCACAACAGGCCGCGGATGCCTCTACCGATACGAGTAAAAACAATGCCTTGCAGACAATATTGAATGCCATAAATCAGACAAACGATCAGGGCATGACCAACCTCGGGTCTGCGATTTCGGGAAATAATCAGGATAGGTTGAAAAATGTTGCTACAGAACAGGGCGCGGAATACGCGGCTCAGGTGGCGGCGCAGGAAAAGGCGGCGGAGTTGCAGAACGCTCAGATTGTGGCAGAGATCAATCATAGTGGTTCGGGTGGCACTCCCACTCCCGCAGTATCAACCAATCCTCAAATCAATACGGCCATTACACAATTCCAGGCAAACGGACAACTTAAAACAAATAACCCGCTTCCCCTTATGCAGAATATAAGTTCTCAATACGCTAATGACCCGGCAGCGGCAAACGCTATATTGGGTGGGATTTCTTATAATCAAGTTTTGCTTGACAAAAACGGGAATGCCTATACAACCTCAAATCTTGCGGATTACGCCAACGCTCTTAACAACGGGTATACCAGTCATACCATGTATCAGGCTAACGCTAACGGCACCGTAACCGCTCATGACTCCGCTTATTCAACGGCTGGGTATAAAGCGAGTAAGACTAATGGATGGTACACTACGCAGGCAGCAGCGCAGGCGGCAGCAAATAAGGCACAAGCACAACCAGCAAAAAATTTGCTTTCAAATCACTCAACAAACGCGCCAAACGCATCTGTCGGGTGGTGATTAAATGAACGCAGTTGACGCATTAAATTCATACATGTCAAAGCAAAACGGCGCTTTGCCGCAAAATAAGGCTTTATCTCCAGTAACTTCTGCGCGCATGAACGCAACAGATGCCCTTAACTCATATGTGGCAAAACAGCGGGTGGCTTATCAACAGCAGACTGCGATTGCTAAACAGCAATCAGATGTACTTGCGAAACAGCAACAGCAGGTTACCACTCCGAGAGTAACAATAGGTAAGGTTTCCAAAGGTTTTAAGCCCGTTGACACTTCAAAATGGGCTAATCAGTCAGATGTTGCTTATTATGAGAAACACCCAGCAGAAGCTTTTGCGCAGGGGGTGGCTGACCAACTATTTAATTACATTCCTACTCAATGGATGGATAGCGAAAATGCCGCACGCCGCACACAATTTGAAAATGCTCAAAACGGCAAGTTTGGCATAAACGATACGAGCAAGACGGGTATATTTACGCCTGGCAATATAGGCGGCGCAACAGGACTAATCGGTCAGATGGCTCTTACCGGTGGTGTAGCAAAGGCATTATCCGAGGCCGCACCCATAGCAAAAGTAATCAGCAATCCTATTGTTAGGCAAGGCGTGACAAATACATTATTCAACACCGCTTTGCAAACTCCAGGGACTATAAACAACGGCATCGATGCGGGGGAAACAAAAAGTCAGATTGTTAAAAATTTAGCCTTGCAGACCGCCGGAAATGTCGCATTTTCCTTCGGAATTCCGGCTATAGGCAGAGCAATCAGCAACAGTGCGGCACAGCAAACCGAGAATAAAGCCGTTGCCAATGCGTACAGGTTATTACCGCCTAAACTTGGCGAAAGCACAACCTCAGTCCGTCCCAAACTCTCTTTTAATGATACAGGGGAATTAATAAATCACGAACCGATAAAAGCGGCACCGACTAAGCAATACGTTTATGACAGTGGTATGGATTTGTCAAAAGAAACCCGTCCCACTGATACTTCAAGCAAACTTGGCAATTATGTCAATAGAAGCGCAAACACACAGGGCATAATCGACACGGCAGTAAACGAGGAAAACTTAAACAGATCCAGAACTAATAAACTTGCGGATAATATCAGGGGCAACGTGAACAATGTCGAGGACAGGCAAGCGGCTACAGTTGCCGCAGAACTTACACCGCAGGAAATCAACGACAGATTGCAAGGCAAAGATGCTTTTATTACCGATGGGGAGAACCTTATAAACCGGTTAAAAAACAGCGATACGGCGAAAGCGCCCAAAATGTCGGTTGAGTATAAGACCAATATGAAAAACATTAAAGACACTCAGGCATCACTTAAGGTTTTAAATGAACGCATACCTCAAAATATCAAAAATCTTGACCGTCCTCTTGAAGTTGACGGCACAAAAACAACTATGCGCCAGTTGCTTACAAACGCGCAGAATTTAAGCGGGAACGCTAAAGAGGCCGCAAATAACGCAACAGACTTTACCACTCAGGTCGGCGCACTCTCAAAGGCACGTCATACTATTGACGGAACAGTTGATAAATATCTTGTCCATGATTATAACCAACCGGATATAAGCAGTATTAATGATGCAAATCTTGAAGCAAACCGTCAAACGGCGCTTCAAAGCCGTATAACTCTTAAGAATGGGGGAGGTACGGGCATAAATAATTCCGCTGAACGAGTTTATAAGGACTATGCCACGGCGGTCATGCACGGTGAAAATCCTAAAACACTTGACATTGCAAATCTTGTTGAAAAAACAGGCAACGATCAGGCTCATGCTAATGCCACGCAGGGTGTACTTAACAACATGGTTAAAGAAAACATTGCTACTGCCAACAATCGAGTATTTGATGGATTTAAAGAGATAGGCAAAACGCAGGACGGGCTTAAAATTCAACTTCCTATTAAACTTGCAAACGCCCTTGACCCGATATTAAACCCCGATTACGGGAAAGGGTACGGAGGTAAAACGTGGACTGATATAGCATCTAAAATTAAAGCTGTCAACCTCGGACTTTCATTATTCCATTATAAAAATCTTGGTATTGCGGCAGTAAATAACGGGGACTTTTCATCACTCACAGACCTTGTAGCAAAATTACCGCATATTGTTGAATTTATGAAAAGCCCCGAATGGCAGGCAAACATTGAAGATTCCATTAAAAATGGCGGCATGTATTCCCAAATTCAAGGCAATGTTGATACTTTAATGAAATTAAATAAGGATTCGCTTTCGCCTGCGGGAAAGTTGCTCGATAAAGCCGGAGAACTCCCGGGATTAAAACAGGTTGCTCAACTATCGAACGCGAACAACCAAGCGTTATTTGAAGTAACTCAAACCTTTTTAAAAGGTAATGCGTATGCAACAGACGTTGCGGAGTGGTTAGGCAAAAACCCCAATGCGACAGACTATGAAATAACAATGGCTAAGAGAAGTATCAACCGTGAAATCAACGGGAACTACGGCGGTTTAAATTGGAAGAGTTTAAGAATACCACGCCAGTTGCTTGGTGTCATGAAAATGACAATGCTTGCCCCCGATTGGACTACTTCAAATGCTGATTTGTTAAGGCAGGCACTAAATCCCTTAAACCATTCCCCCGGTGCTTCAATGGCCAGAGCGTTTTGGGTAAGAAATGTTGCGCTTGGTGCGGCCATGTTGGAGGGTCTGAATTACGCCTTTACAGGTCATGGCACATGGCAAAACCCCAAAGGGCATGAATTGAATGTCGAAATGGCTCCCAATACCTATATTACACCGCTTTCAGGAGCAATGAAAGATGTTGCCACTCTTACAGGCGATATTACCAAAAGCGGCTCGCAGGGCATCCCTCAATTTGCTTTAAGCAAATTAAATGCTCCCTCAAGAACTATTTTAGGGATTGCTTCAAACAAGGACTACTACGGAAGAAGTCTGACAGATGCTAAAGGCAATCTATTGAAAACAACTGGAAACGTGGCAAGTTTTGCCGGTCAGAATATGTTGCCACTGCCTTTTGGCGCGACAGGCCTTTTGAATTATGCAAAGGACAGAAACGCCGCTAAAACTCCTTTAGGTGCGGCTCTTATCGGCACAGGATTAGGCAGTTACTCAGCAGATCAGACGCAGAAAGCAGGCGTATTCGCAAATCCTCAAAAGGCTTATGCTGGGAACTGGTTGAACACTATCATAAACAGCGTAAATCCGAAAACAAGGGCGGCGCAGGATATCACAAATAAGATAGGGGCATTTAAAACTGCAGCCACGGCAAACTCAACGGCAGCAAAACAATACGCCGGTGCGGTATTGCAGAAAGGTGGAAATATCGGAGCAGTCCAACTTGAGCAGAAATTCGGCATAACGGCAAGTCAAGCAAAATCAACTATTACAGATGCTCAAAATAGTCTCAAATCTCAACAGTATTCAGATGTTGTTTCAAAGTATGAGGGAATGAGCGCAACAAACCGTCAAAAGCTTTTTGCCTCATTATCGCCACAAGCGCAGCAAACTTTATCAGCAGAATTAGCAAAATACGGATTACAACCATAAGGAGGAATTTTATTGAAAAGCAACAACACGGCAAATCTCAAAATCAGGGATATTTCACATCATGATGAAAACTTAGACTTCGCGGCTCTCAAGTCTCAGGGGTATGACGGCGTTATCATCAAGGCAACGCAAGGAGTCGATTATATTGACCCTGCGCTTGACACTAATGTTAAGGGTGCAAAGGCGGCAGGGCTACATATCGGTTTCTATCACTATTTCAGTTTTAAAACCGACATTAACGAGCAGATTAAAGACTTCTTAGAGGCTATTGCACCATATAGTTTTGACTATCTGCCCACTCTTGACGTTGAAATCGACAAAACCAACAACGCTACGGTTCCCCCTGATATCATGGCAAAGGCCAAACAGTTTCTCAATGCAGTCAAGGTCGCAAAAGGCGGGGCAATGCAATACGCAAATCCCTCATTCATTGACGGTTATTACGACGACACAGTTTCTGATTATCCCTTATGGATAGCACATTACGGAGTGCCGGAACCAGCAGACGTGAAACACTTTTCTAACTGGATAGGTTGGCAGCATCAGGAGAACCCTGACCTTAATGTTTTTACATCATCCGTCTTGGCTGTACAGACCCCCACAACACCCGTACAAGCCCCGACCCCAGCGCCTGTGATAGTTACACCTCCTGCCCCTAAACCCGCAGGAGACCCCTACACATTAGTCGTACAGCAGAAGATAAACCGGCTTAGAATAACCTCTCTCACCACGGACGGCATATTCGGCCCCATTACCCGCTCGGCAGTCACAAAGTTTGAGCAGATCGCCGGAATTGGTCAAGATGGCGCATGGGGGCCGCAGTGCGAAGCGGCGTATCAGGCCATTGTTAGTAAACCTTTGATTAAACAAGGCTCTACAGGGGTAGCAGTCAGATATTTACAATATCGTTTTGGGCTTAAAATTGATGGTATATTCGGAGTTCTAACACTCTCCGCAGCAAAAACATTTCAATCTTCAAACGGTCTTGCAGTTGATGGCCTATTTGGAAATCTATCATGGACAAAATTAATCGGATAGGGGGAATGGCATATGGAGCCGGAAAATGGCACACAGGAGCAGATCACTGCTAATATTATTGTATCTGCAGCCACGGCGGCGGCGAAAGCTGTAGCAGAAGCGGCATCAGCAGCCGCCGCGGTAATGGCAAAAGAAAACAACACAATTTGTCTTGACATTGCATTGCTAAAAGCCGAAATGGTCACGATCAAAAATCAGCAGACGAGTTTTGAGGTTGAAATCGGCAAAAGAATGGACAAGTTAGACACGACATTTAAAGAGATATTTACCCAGCTTAACGAAATATCAAAAGGTCGCCCGTCTTGGGCAGTGGCAGCAATTATAGCAATTTTGACTACGGCATGCGGTATATTGGCAACTATGGCAGTTTTACGCTAAAAAATAAAATTTAAAGGAGGAAGAAATAAATGTATGCTTATTTAATCATCGGCGCAGTCACAGTTATTGTGGTCGTGTTAGTTTACGCGATAGGCTATTTCAAAGGCTCTAAAAAAGCGGGCAATATTGACAACGTGGTCAAGGAGATTGATACTCTTTCACCTTTGCTTGTGCCAGTCGTCGGGTACATAGAAAACAAACTGCCCGAGCCGTATAAATCAAAAGCGATATCAATTACAAGGCTTTTAGGGGATGCCGTCACAATGGCAGAGACGGCGTGGAAGAATGGGCAGCTCACTACGGGCAGTCGGAAAGCATTTGCAACTACAGCCGTATCATGGGGATTGGCAAAGTTAAATATTGCCCCGACAGATGCCGAGGCGAAAGTTATAAGTTCGGTTATTGACCTGACAGTAGGGCTGTTCCTGCCTCCGAGTAATAAAGTGGCCGCAGTAGCGCAGGGATAAAGAAAAGCCCCCTTAATTGGGGGCTTTGTGCTACTTATTTTTAAGGCAAAAACGTATAAATCGAAGTTGTCTTTCCTAAATGGTACGAATTCTCGTTTGACACTTCAACAGTTTTCAAGGAATTTGCATATGACAAAGACGAAATATCACTCTGCATTGTGCCATAATCTAATTTTAACTGTTCAAGAATGGGAGTCTGAGTTGTTAATAAATACTGCGCGGTATTCATACTGTTGAAACCAGAAAACTCAAATTCATCAAATCCGCAGTTGCTACGAGGATATGAAATCTGATGATACACTAAATAATTGTGATAATTGAGTTTAGCCGTATCGTAATCGCTTTGTAATTTTGCTATTTCAGCCGTTGTATCTCTTGCGTTCTCTGCTTTAAACACATCGACTTTGTTTTGTAAGTCCGTGTTCTGCGGGGCATACTGATTATCAATATCATTCAAGACGTTCTGATGTCTCGTGTTCTCTGCGTCAAGCGCCGCGTTACGTACATCCGTATTATCAATCACATCAGCAGACGAGGAAGAAGATGACGTCTCACTTGACACCGCCGACGAAACGGCTGAAGACACTGCGCTCGACACTTCACTCGAAACACTTGATGTATCTAATACTTCGTTTATCGCGTATGTCGGTTTGCTTACTGTTGCGGTCGCGCCTGACGCTCTCATTGCGATCGTTAAACCGATAGCGGACGAAATTACTATAGCTCCGGCAGCTATTAATATTTTCTTGTTCATAAAATTTCCCTCTTTCTCCATTACAGTATAATACAATGTTTTTATTTGTAAAGAGATATTTTAAAAGCATTTAAAATTCAGCCCTAAATATTTATGCTTTTTCTATTGACAATTTAGCTAAAGGGATATAGTATATAAGCATACTAAGGCATGACAATTAAAAAAGAAGGGGATTAACCCCTTCTTCTGCGGATGGAACGACAGGTCTTGTTGGGGGCTGTCGTTCTTTCTTTTTGTTTACGTGTGCTGTTTCTAAACTTTACAGTCTCTTCAACAAACACCGAATAGCAAACAATAAGAACCACTATGTAAAACATAGCTTCTTGCATACCCTTTCCTCCTTTCACATCGTATTCAGGCCGTGCAACAATCAGCCGTCATATAATGTTTAGAAGTCATCCATGCAATTCCTACCGCATGCAAATTATAGCATAAAATATTCTATATAACAATATTTTGTAGAATAATGAAAAATCCGTAGTAACCCCGTAGTAACCGCTCTCTAATTGGTTCAAACCCGCTCTAATTTAAGACAATCATATAAAAATAATAATAGCCTACAAACGGCTTAGATAAGCCACCTGCAAGCTATTATTTTTGGCCTGATTGATAAGGGTTTTGTTAAGTTAGTTTTGATATTGTTTCAAGCAACAATGTCCTACCTACGCGGTTTTTCGGGTACTCTGTAGTAACCCCGTAGTAACGAATTTTAAGATAATTTTAAAATAGCTGCTCTTAGTGTGTCAATGTTTTGATGAATATAAGTATTTGCGGTTTCGTCATAGTTTTCATGCCCCGCGAGTGCTTGTATATCTTCCATCCTTGCCCCGCCTGCTGAAAGTCTGGTTGCGAAAGTGTGACGTGTTGCATGAGGGGTCAATTTTCTCACTCCGATTAAGGCCAAAGCCGGATAATAACATTTCAATCTAAAATGATTGGCAGACATTTCTTTTCCGTTCTCATCGCATACTATTGTTTGCCCTCCACGTGCCAGCCAGCCCATTAGAATCCGTTCTATTTTGGGATGAACGGGCACAACCCTATTCTTTCCCGCCTCGGTCTTTTTGCCACCTGTGAGGGCGTTATTCTCTCGGCTGTAGTTGAACGGTGTAAGTTCCAAAAATTCGCTCACCCTAAAACCTGTATAGCACATCATTAATATAACATCCGCATAAGGAACGACTGCTTTCTCGATTTTGGATAATTCCAATTCGGTGAAGCAGTCTTTTTTTATTTTTATGGTTTTTGGCAGGGTTATAAATGAAGCGTAATTTTTATTTACAATATCATTTTCAGAGGCATAGTCAAAAAGTTGTGTCAACAAAGATTTTGTCTTTTGGAGAGTGCTGCTTGACATGTGAGAGTATAGGTCAATAATTTTTTGCATCTGTCCGGTTCTCAACTCCCTAAACTTATTATCATATAATGTCGTGAGTTTTTGCCAACACGCATTATAGTTATCTTGTGTCTGTTTTGAGATATTTCTATAAGCTATTGTTTTCCATTCCTCATACAATTCTTTTAAAGTGATATTTAATTTCGTTGTGGGATTGCGGCGGTAATCTTCAAGTGCGTCCTTAGCCTCCTGCGCGGTTGCATAGTGGCCTATAATTTGAGCCGGTACATTATCCCTTTCCGGCGTTACAGCTATCCACGGGCGGTTATGCAGGTCAGAACGCTTATATACAGAGCCTGTCCCATTCTCCCGCTTTATTTGCTTTCGCATGGTATCACGACCTTTTATTTTACAGTATTAAATAGTATTGCAAAAATAATAAGCAAACAAAAAACAGAGATAATAACAACGCCAATTATAAGAGATGTATCATCTTTCTTGTCAGTTGTTTTTTCGTCTCTACCAAAAATTTCTTCCAGTTCACCGCCGTCTGCCCAAAACTTTTCCCAAGATGATTTTTCATCTAGTATATCTCTTTTTCTCTTTTCAAATTCAGTTTCATCTATAATGCCGGTTTCCTTTAATTCAATTAACGCTTTAATTCTTTTTAACATTTTCTGCTCTTTTAACATTTATATCACCCTTTATTTGTATCGTCTATATCCCCATTGCCGCACACTTCGCACAATCGGCTTTTGCCTTTTGTTTTGGCTTGTGAGGGCGTGCCGCTTAATATAGTTCTTGACCTGCTTAATGTGGAGCAGTCTTTATCAATATGGTATACCGTACCGTTCGGTACCCAATAGACGATAGTTGTGGCCGTAATGTGTTTTGTGCCGCAGGAAGTACCAATAAAAATAACGCAACAGATTAGAAATACTGATAATGTTTTTTTCATATGAGGCGATCATTATTTAATAAAACATTCTTAGCAAAAGAACTATTATGTAAGATTAATTCTTTTGCAGTATCATCAATATCTTGTTTCAGGCAAATATTTCTCGCCACCAAAAAGGATTTCAAATGTACTTGACTTCGTGTACATCCATGAATTCCATTACACAGTACCATAAATAACCCTACTGAATATCCAATTTTTTCATATAAGCCACCGAAAATATACAGGCATAATGTAGCCATTAAAAATATAGTAATCCAGACAATAAGCGTTTTTCTATAACCTTTTAAAATATCACTACTGTTAATTAAATTATATTGAGATAATTCAAGCGTTAAAGGTTTCCCATAGAATAAAATATATAGGTTTTGAGAAATACCCGCCATGCCAACAATAAACCCTAAAATTGCAAATCCAATTTCAATTAACAACATAATTGTTTTTACACTTCCTTCTATATATTACCCTTTCGGAAATACGCAAATAAATCTATAATTATGCCTCCATTTCTCCCGCCGCGGTCGTGTTTTTTATAGCCTTATACCTTGCAAGCATTAATAGCTCTTCTCTATCTTCGCTACTACATAATTTATAACATCCAATAAGTTCTTTTTCATCAGCTTCGAGATTTTCTTGGGGCTGTTTTTTTGTGTCTAAACCGTTATCCCAACCCATGAGATCAGATGGAGAGCATTCAAATACTTTTGCTAATTTTTCAATTTTATCTGATGGGATATTTCCGATAGCTCCGCTTTCGTATCTTTGGATGGTTTGTTTGCTTGTGTCTATTTTTTGTGCCACTTCTTCTAATGTCATATTTAACGCTTTTCTTTTAGCGTAAATATTTTGTCTAAGCGTCATTTCATTACACCTCTTAAATTTTAATATTTTTATTATAACATATATTACTTAATATGCAACAATTATTTCTCATAAAATAGAAATAATCACTTGACAGGTGATATATTCGGTGATAGTATGTTACATAACAGGTGACACGGAGGTGATAAAGTGATAGCTGTAAATGAACTTAAAGGCAAAATTATAGCCAAGGGTTACACACAAGAAAAAATCGCAGAAGCCTTAGGGATTACGCCAAAAACATTGAGCCTTAAGCTTAAGCGAGGAGTTCTCGGATCCAATGAGATTGAAAAGCTAATTGAGATACTTGCAATTAGCGACCCAATGGCAATTTTTTTTGCTAAATAAGTCACTTGATACGTGACTTAGATGGAGGTTCCGCATCCACCAGCGTCTAACCATACATAGCAGCAATTAGGAAAGGAGGCGAAAAAGATGAATGCAAAGTTACAAAACAACGCACTCCCTCTCGTAAAGGAAGTGCGTGAAACAAAAGATGCAAACGAAGCTTCAAATTTAATTTTAAATGGCGGTTGGATTTGCATAGGGATTACTCCCCAGCCAAACAGTAGCGAGATTCTGTTTTCTTTAGGAAGAGTGGACTAAAGCCGTGGCATGTCTTCCCACCCGGTTTTTGCTTGATATTTTGGGTGCTTGATTTCAGATTCCATGTTTTCAAAAGTGGTTTTCCAACCTACCGTATATAAGGTACAGCTACTTTCGGAGTCCGTGGCTTGATTTGATGCTATGAGAACCCACCCTGATTTTAGGTATTCATTAATTTCGGCATAATCGGAACTTTCATAAATTTCTGCTACATTAAATAATTCTTCGCCCATATATGCTCACCTCCTTTCGCCACTATATTACAACTAATGGGCGGAAAAGACAAGAAAAAAGCACCGCGCTAACGGTGCAAGTCAATGGAAAGTTTATGTGCTAACTATAGCACGGAAAGAAGAAAAAAGCAATGGAAAGTTTAATCAAAGTAAATTATGACAACGAAAGGCCAACTGCGTCGGCTCGCGAATTGTGGGAATACCTTGAAAGGCCATACGATCAATTCACAAAATGGTTTGACAAATACAAGGATTATGGATTTATGGCAGACGAGGATTACCGAGAACTTAGTACAAAAATCCTAACATCTGCCGGAGCATCACACGACGCGCAGGATTACGAAATTACCGTTGACATGGCAAAGGAATTGGCAATGCTTCAAAAATCCGAAAAGGGAAGTATCGCCCGTAAATTTTTTATCGACCTTGAAAAACAGTGGAACAGTCCTGAGGCATTAATGGCAAGAGCTCTACAAATGGCCGACCAAAAAATTCACCATCTTTCAAGCATAATCGAGCAGGACAAGCCCAAAGTTTTATTTGCTGATTCGGTGTCTACTTCCAAAACATCAATTTTAATCGGAGAACTCGCAAAAATCATTCGGCAAAACGGCGTTGAAATCGGGGAAAAGCGTTTATTCGAGTGGTTGCGGTCAAACGGTTATCTTATTTCACGCTTTGGCACAGATCATAACGCCCCGACGCAAAGAGCAATGGAATTGAAACTTTTTGAAATAAAAGAAATCATTATAAATCATTCGAGCGGTTTCACAACAATCAGCAAAACAACAAAAGTGACCGGTAAAGGTCAGCAATATCTTATCAATAAATTTTTGGGCGAAAGTTTGCAGGCGATGTGATGGATCCGCTCATTAATGTAAAGGACGCGGCCGAACAGATGGGGATTGACTTTCAGACCCTGCAAATGGCCTTGAAAGAACGGTTATACCCATTTGGAGAGGCAATACCGTGCAAGAACAGATACAGGTATGTTATCATCCGCACCCGCTTTGAGGCATACATGTCAGCACAGGATTTATTACCGGTCAGGATGGTATAGGACAAGCAGTAAATTATTGAAAGGCCGTGATTAAAATGTTTAACTGGTTTGATTTTATCAATAGTCTATGGTCGGGGTCAAAAGGCAAACATGCTGGAGAAGTCAAGGCAAGCCGTTCGCCAGAGTTTCAGGCAGCCATGAAATCCAACGCTGAAACAAAACGTGAGCGCAGACGCACAAGAAATTTTCATCTTGTGGTTTGTGGCGGGATGTCGGCGGCGAGAGAGGAGGAAGTATGAAAGAGATCAAGTCCAGAGGTAAAATCAAGGATAGTAATACAGGAATTGAGGAATTTGATTGGGCGTTCGGAGATTTAGTAAGAGAACTTAGCACCGGTAGGACGTTTATCTGTGATTTATCGCATTTTGGAAGCACAACACTTTTAAACGATGTATTGATTGAAGTTGACCCCTCCACTGTCGGAGAGTTTATAGGCCTGCTCGACAAGAACGGCAAGGAGATTTATGAGGGGGATATATTAGACGCTGGCGACAGAATAGTAAAGGTTAAGTGGAATGGGCCTTGCGGGTGTTGGGATACTGATTGGATATCTTATAAGGGCCCGCGATCAAGCAATGGGATTCCGGCATCTGAATGGGAATTTAGAGCTAAGTTGATCGGAAATATTCACGATAACCCCGAACTTTTAAAGGAGGTGCAGTAATGTTTGAAAAAATAGGTGGGCGCTTCAACAAAACTTTCACCGCGCAGTCCGAAGAGCCCGACGACAATGATTTTGAGGAAAAGTTTGAACCTGACGACCCTGCAAAATACCCACACTTAACCTCTGATAATAGCCGTTACATATCAGGGCGATCGGTTCAAGTAATAATCCGTGAACTGAAAGAGCAACTCAATAAGGTTCAGGTTAATCGGCGTATGGGTGAAGCGATGGGCTTTCAAGGGTCGGACGCATTAAGCGGCTACATAAAGCGTGAGATAGAGATTGGGGCGGCACTGGGGGAATTGGAGTGTAAGCCATGCTAACCGCAGTCGTCCGCATCCTGCTAATGTTTGGAGTGCCATTTACAGCGCTATCTTTTAGCGGCTACATAATCCAAAACCCCAAAAGCAAAGCCGCACAAGTCCTGCAAAGGCTCATACGGCGCATAAGAAAATATCTGTTTATATTTTAAGCCTAAAAATTAAAAATGTAAAGGGGAAGCAAAATGACTGATGCTATAAGGAAAAAGATTTTGAGGATTATGGAGTTGGCTTTGCTCTTAAATCCGACAAAAACACAGCGGGATTATACGGGCGATAAACCCACTATCTTTGTTGAGCAAAATGGGCATATATCAACCGTTGGAATTAGGGTTTATGCGCAGGGGTGGAAACCTTATGCGCCCACCGATCAGAACTATTGCATTAATTATAGTGACGATGACTCAGAAAAAGTCTGCGATGAGTGCATTGCCTATCTCGAATCCCTCTACGCTGAATGGAAAGACAAGGCGGTTGAAAATGTCTGACGTTGTGGGCTTTGACCGTGCGCAATCCACCTACGAAAGCAAGATGCCCAAAGAGCCTAAATGCCTATACGGATTTTACATAGGCGATAAGGTGGAAATCACTAATCCGTTTATGAGTGAGTGGCCGTATGCTGACCATGTTGATAAATTTGGATATGTAATAGGATTTGATCGTCAATATATAAGGGTAAGTCACGGCAGCCAAATACATTTATTCTACCGCGAAGATTTAAAAAAATTAAATTAAGGGAGAAAAATTATGAGCAACGAATTAACAGCAAACTCAGGCGAAAGTACACAGATCGGCAAGGTTGAGGAAAGCAGGGCCATTTCAGAAGTACAGGCAAAAATTATTATCTCAAAGAAATTTCCACGTGATGAAGCGTTCGCCCGCCAAAAGATTTTAGCCGAATGTGAGCGCGTCAAACTTGCTGAGGAAGCTACATATAGCTTTCCACGCGGTGACAGCGAGGTCAAGGGTCCGTCTATCCGGCTTGCAGAAGTTATTGCCCGGCATTGGGGGAATTTCATTTCCGGTGTGATGGAACTTGAACAGACTAAGGAAAAGAGCACGGTCAAGGCGTTTGCATGGGATTTGGAAAGCAACACGTCAGATGAAAAAACCTTTGAGGTCAGTCATTTCCGCAATACGAAAAAAGGTGGCTACTGGCTTTCAGACCCCCGCGATATTTACGAGATGGTCGCTAATCAGGGGGCCCGCCGCAAAAGAGCCTCAATCCTTGCACTTATTCCTGGCGACATCATAGACGAAGCAGTTGAGGCTTGCGAAAAAACACTTGAACAGCAGACTAAGCCGGAGGACATGGAGGCAAATAAAGTCAAAATGCTCAAAGCATTCCAAGGCTTTGCAGAATGGATAACTGAAAAGGAACTGTCTGAAAAGGTCGGTAAGGAGTGGGACAAACTTGCTCCGAAAGATATTGTAAAGCTGCGCAATCTCTATAACGCCATAAAAGACGGATTTGTTAAGGTAGACATTGCTTTTGGCCGCGCTGATGGGACTATCGTGACTTCCGGTGCAGATACCGACGCATTGGATGAAATCAACGGATTTTTGGGCAATAAGAAATGAGCAAGTTTGTTTTAACTCAGGACAACTATTATACGGCTGATGCGGACAGGGCTTATTTAAGTTGCTCGCAGTATCAGGCTTTTCGGGAGTGCGAAGCAAAGGCCCTTGCAAAAATAGACAAGCGTTGGACGGATGAAGATTGCGAGGCGTTTTTAGTCGGAAACTATTTTCACTCATATTTTGAGGGGCCGGAAGCTCATGAAAAATTCTGCCAAGAACATGCCGACGCAATCTATAAAACCAAAAAGGACAAACTCGGTAACATGGTTATCAATGGCAAATATGCGCCTTACGAAAAGGCCGACAAGATGATAAAAGTTGCTGAGGGCGACGAGATAATGAAGAATTTTATCGACATGCCCGGCGACAACGAAATTTTTATGACTGGAACAGTTTGGGGAATACCGTGGAAAGTCAAGCTTGACAAGTACATATCCGACAAGCGAATTATCGTTGATTACAAGACATGCGCGAACATTCAGGAGATGAAGTATAACCCCATTACAAAGACCCGCGAGACCTTTGTAGAGACTTATGGCTATGTTATGAGGGCTGCTATCTATTGCGAGATTGAGCGCCAATTTTCAGGGTCTGAGACTGATGCAAAGTTTATCCTTATTTGTATTTCAAAGCAGGATTACCCCGACAAAGAAATTCTTCTTGTAAATCATCGGGCCCGCTTTGATTATGAACTCGAACAGATAAAGCAGAATATTGTGCGCATTGTCAGAATTAAAAATCACGAGGTTTTGCCCCACCGTTGCGGCCTCTGCGACTACTGCCGAGCGACTAAAAAGATTAAGTCTATTATTCCTTATTACAAACTCGACCCCGAATTTAAAGACACACGGGAGGAAGATTATGCTTTCTCAATCGACGATATGGAAACTGTACCGGAGGCGTGAGGACTGGGACTGTTGCCCCTTGTGTGGCAATGCCTTGAAGTGGGTCAAGGTGAATAATAGTTGGTGCCCGTGTGATATGGAGCCAGTAATAATTGAGCGTGGCACAGGTCATTTGACGGCGGTCAAGCGCCATGAAATATTACTCAACTGTAAAATATATGACGGAAAAGAGACTTTTAAAAAGCCTGAAATGGCACTTGTACCACACGTTTACACTTGTTCCGAAATTAAACACAGGCTTAAATCAAACGCTATGGGCGGCTAATCCCGCCCGGGAGGAGAAAACATGAATAAAACAAAGATAGACTGGTGCTCAGCGTCCTTAAATCCGGTTGTCGGTTGCACTTATGGTTGCCCATTTTGTTACGCAAAAAAGATGAACACACGCTTCGGGTGGGTGCCGTGCTTTGAGGATCCGCAATTCTTTCCAGACCGCTTGAAATCTCTCTACAGCAAAAAACCACAGACTATTTTTATGGACAGTATGAGCGATATTGCGGATTGGAAAGACGAATGGATTAAGCAAACCTTTGACGTAATGAGTGAGAACCCGCAACATAGATATTTATTTTTGACTAAGCGGCCCGAAATGTATGTTGGAGTGTTTCAGGATTATTTGCGAG